AAAGGCGTGAACATCGTCTTTGAGAATAAGACCGCCACCAACGGCGCGGCGTTTAACTTCCGCGTCAGCGTGGAGCGCGGCGAATCCGGCGAGGGCGGCTACATCGAAGCCGTCTCCGGCGCATTCCAGTAAGGAGGACAGTCACCATGATTCAGTGGAAAAAGGACAATCTGCCCACCCGGCAGGAGAAGGAAGCCGCAGCCAAGAAGCAGCAGGAGCACGAACAGTTGCCCGACCGTGTGGCTGAAATGGAAGATGCCCTGTGCGAACAGGACGCGGCCAACGAGGAGCGTTTGGCCGCCATCGAAACCGCGCTGTGCGAACTGGACGCAGCGCTGAACAAGGAATAAGGAGGTATCGCCATGAACATTATCTGGGCAAACCGCCTGATTGCAGGCACTAAGACTTGGGCAGAGATGCCCGCATCCCGCCGCGTTGGCGTGAAGAAAGTTCTGGCCGAGCGCGTAAACAAGGGCGAGATCACCGCCGAGGACTACAAGAACATCACGGGCGAAGACTATGCAGCATAAAAGCTGGCCCGATCTGTGCGAAAGCCTGCTGGACAGGCTGGAAGCCAAGGGCGAGAACACCACCACCGAACGGGCCGAGTTCGGTGTGTTGATGGTGGGATGCTGTATGAGGGGCTGCGGGGCAGACCTGCGGCCTGAATCCAAACAGAGGGGAGGTGATACGGAATGAGCCTGAAAGCCATCTTGGAAACGTGGGGGCCTGTCATGGTCACGCCTGCTGTCATCATCCTGCTGTCCCTTGTCGAGATCGCGCCTATCAAGATCAACCCATGGTCGGCTATTATTGGATTTTTAAGCAAAAACCTAAACGCCGATGTAACGCAGCGTCTTGATGCCATGCAGCAGCGGCTGGAGGAAATGCAAAAGAAGCTGGACGAGCATGTTGTTACCGATGATGACCGAGAAGCTAGATCGTGGAGAACACAAATTTTGCGTTTCAATGATGAACTGATACACGGGGTTCGTCACACAAAAGAGCACTTTGACGAAATGCTCGACATCGTGCATGACTATGAGGGCTACTGCCAAAAGCACAAGAATTTCCCGAATGGAAAGTGCGTCCATGCCATCGACAACATCAACCGCGTGTACGACGAGCTGCTGGAAAGCCATGACTTTTTATGACCCATAACAGAGAGGAGTGATTTTGTATGAGCATTGTAACCTATAAGCGCGGGGACAAAACCGCGCTGACGAAGAATTTTACCAGGGATGAATTTGAATGCCAGTGCAAGAAGTGCGACGCCCAGATGATCGATCTGGAGCTCGTAGACAGGCTCCAGAGCATCCGGGATGTGCTGGGCGTTAAGTTGAAGGTCACGTCTGGGTATCGCTGCATCACGCACAACGCCAAGGTACACGGCAGCTCGCACAGCAAGCACCTCTATGGGTTTGCTGCCGACTGGCGCACCCTCGATCGGGTCGTGAATCCGGTCGCGCTGGGCATCATCGCGCAGGCGGTGGGCTTCGGCGGCATCGGCATCTACTGGCATTCCGAGGCTGCTATGTGCCACGCGGACACCCGCGCAGGCAAGGCAACCTGGCTCTGCACATCTCCGGGCGTCTATCCCTCGACGACGTACAATAGCTTCATCCTGCCCACCATCCGGCAGGGGAGCGTCGGTGCAGCGAACAGATCGGCGATCATTCTGCTGCAAAAGCTGCTCAAAATCAAAGAGGATGGAAACTTCGGGCCTGCAACCACGCAGGCCCTTTTGTCTGCCCAGAAGCAGAACGGGCTTGCTGCAGATGGCATCTGCGGCCCCGCTTCTTGGAAAAAACTGTCGGGTGCGGATAAGTACCTGGCAAAACTGTGATTTGAGAGGAGAACGATTATGAACAACATTCTGCGTGAAAGTTTTTGGGCCGTCCTGATGGTCTGTCTGCCCCTTGCAACTGCCTGCGTGAAGAAGGCCGCGGCCTCGATCAGCGCATCTGCTGAGGAGAACGCCAAAAGCGAAGTGACCCGTCGCCTCGTCCAGGAGATCGCAAACGCGGTGGCTGACGCCGTGGCGGCCATGAACCAGTCCTACGTTGACGATCTGAAAAAGGCCGGCACGTTCAAAGAGGAGGAGCAGGCCCAGGCGTTGAGCCGTGCGATCTCGGTAGCAATTAAGAGCCTGAGCAAAGATGCTCTGGACTACATCAAGGAAATCAGCGGCGGAGATACCGTGGGCTACCTGACGACCCGCATCCAGGCCCAGATCAGCCGCAACAAGGGCGTCAGCAAGTAATATCTGCGTGACGCCACGAAAACATGAAGGAGCAACCCTAAGAAAAACACTACATATCCGCAACCTTCGTTAAAATGGGTCGTTTCCGTGAATGAAGCCCGCTTTGACGGCGAAACGGTGACAAAACGTCACCATTTTGTTGAGGTCAACAAAATGCACACCATACAAACACGTTTTCGTGATGCCGCGCAAACATCATGCTCCCGACATAAACGCCTGGAGCATCCAACATTAAACGCGTTTTTTGCAAAAAGTCAGCACAAAATCAGCGTAAATCGTGCGATTTCAGTGTATTAAACGCGCGCCGCGCGATTGGCGCGAAATAAAAAAGGCCCGTCTCTGGAGAAAAAACTCCGGGACGGGCCTTATTTTGCTTTCCACATTTTGCACATAGTTTTCAACTGTGGACTTTGAATTTGAGTGCTGAAAGCAAAAACCGGCGGGCCGTTGAAAGCCTGCCGGTCTGATCTCATTTGCGCTTTTTCTCGCCGATGGTTTTTGCTATGTCGTTCCGCTTCTCCAAAATTTTGTCGTACCGATCGTGGTCGATGCTGTCAAACGTGATCTCGTGGGACAGCAGAACCAGATCGGAGGAAACGGAGTAGTCTGCACTGTGGGTGGGCTTTGATACGTCCTCAGAGTCCACATACTCCATCTTCTCTTTGAGCTCGTCCAGCCTGTCCAGAGCGTCGTGTGCCGACTGGTTGTTGTCCAGGTAGTCGTCCGCGGCTTCGATCGCGCTCTTGCCAACGGAAACGGCTTGACTGCTGCATTTCGTCTTTTTGCCGCACGAGCACAGCAGCAAGCAGACTGTCAAAAGCACAGCAAGCGTGGAAAGAAATTTTTTCATGATTGAACCTCCTGTTCTTGATGGGCTTTTTGCCCTTGCCTCAGTATACCGCACAAAATGGAGCATTGCAATGTAAATCGCTTCCCGCTTGACAGCCGCTTCCCGCTGCGGTAAAATGAAATGCAGGAAACGCTCTCTTGGACAAAGAGGCCCCGACGTCCGAAACCTTACGCTGAGCGCAGGGCCTCGACGCTGGGGCCTCTTTTTTTGGGCTGTGGCATTCACATGGCATTACGGCACCCGCTAAAGAGGGAGAACAGGAAGAATACAAGGAAATAACAACGTGAAACCGCACCTCAAAAACACCAAAAAGAGCAGGAAATGCCCTGCTTCAATCGAGCTCGAGTAATCTGCAAACCCTGAAAAGTATTGATGCAATGCAATATTTTGAGAGTCAAAAAGCTCTGTGATACTGCTTTGATACTATCAGGCGATTATTCATAAAGAGAGACATGAGAATGCCCTCTGAGAAACGGTAAGTTTTTCAGAGGGCATTTTTGTGTCTTTTATTCTTTGCGCCACTTTTTCTTCGGCTCGTACCGGCCGCAGCCGTCGGCGGTCTGTGGCCAGTTGAGCTTCCATTCCAGATACTCTTCCTTGGTGATCTCGCCCTCCCGGAGCTGTTTCTTGCGGAGCTGCCACTCCTTCAGGAACTCATCCAGCAGGCGATATCGGAAGCTGACTGCCATGTGCTTTTCCGGGAAATCCGGGTCGGTGGTGTCTGTGACCTCGTAGAGCCGGGTGCCGGGGTAGTGCTCGTCCAGCTCGAACAGGGTGTACATCACATCCTCTGCGGCGTACAGGGTCGGCTCATAGAGGGAACGGTAGTTCACATCCAGTACCTCCGCAATCTTGCGGAGCAGCTCTTCCTTGGGAGTGCGGGTGTTGCTTTCGTATTGTGCGATACGGATGTCTGCGCTCTTCTCCTCAAACCCGATGGCGATGCCCAGTTCTTTCTGGGTCATACCTCGGAGGTTACGGGCACGTTTGATGCGGTCACCGACTGCCATGCGATTGCCTCCTGACTTAAACATATTTGTTGAACCCAGTATAGCACAGAAAAACAGGAGGCGCAATAGAAAATAAACAAAAAAGTTTAAGATTTTACCTGAAAACCTCTTGACTTAACGGAATGTGTTTAGTATAATGAGAACGTAAAAAGATAAGCAAAAATGCTTAGTAAAATTGAATGACCGCCAAACTGACCCAAACCGCCAAGACCTTCCGAAAGGAAGCGAGCGCTCCGTAAGGGGACGGCACAGCACCGCAAAGGGAATATGCCTGCCGGAAGTCAGCGAGGATGAAGCGGCACCGAAATGAAACCGACAAGGAAAGGACAAAAAATGGCAAACAGCATTTTTATCAAGGCAGACGAGCTGGCAAAGGAGCTGGACATCTCGCAGGGTCTGGCGTACAAAATGATCGCCCAGTGGAACGAGGAACTGAGAGCCAAGGGCTACACGACCGTGGGAGGCCGGGTAAGCAGGTGTGAAGCAGAAGAAGCTGAAACGGGGATTTGCCACCAAGAAGGATGCTCTGGCGTGGGAGCGGGAGTTCCTTCTTCAACAGGCGGCAGACCTGACCATGACATTTGAAGCTTTTGTGGAAATTTATATCACGGACAAAAAAAGCGACTCCGGGAAAACACATGGTTTACCAAGGAGCATATCATCCGAACGAAAATCTTGCCGTACTTCAAGGAAAAACGGCTCAGTGAGATCAGGCCGCGGGATGTGATCGCATGGCAGAACGAGATGCTGAACTACCGGGACAAAAACGGCAAGGCCTACTCGCCGACCTACCTCAAGACGCTGCATGGACAACTCAGTGCCATTCTGAATCACGCCGTCCGGTTCTACGGGCTGAAATCAAACGCAGCGGCCACAGCCGGGTGCATGGGGTCGGAAAAGCACAAGGAAATGCTTTTCTGGACAAAAGAAGAGTACCTCAAATTCGCAGAGGTCATGATGGACAAGCCGCAATCCTATTACGCTTTTGAGGTCCTCTACTGGTGCGGCATCCGGGAGGGCGAGCTACTGGCTCTGACTCCGGCAGATTTCGACTTGGACAAGGGGCTGCTCTCCATCACCAAATCCTATCAAAGGCTGAAAGGCCGGGATGTGATCACTGACCCGAAAACACCCAAGAGCGTCCGGGTCATCCAGATGCCGCAGTTTCTGACGGACGAGATCAGAGACTATCTGAAATCCCTCTACAAAGTCCAGCCAGACCAGCGGATCTTTGAGGTGACCAAGAGCTACCTGCACCACGAGATGGACAGGGGAGCCAAGGAGGCCGGGGTGAAGCGGATACGAATCCACGACTTGCGGCACTCCCATGTATCACTGTTGATCGAGATGGGCTTCTCGGCTCTGGCAATTGCAGACCGGGTGGGGCATGAGAGCGTGGACATCACCTATAAGTACGCCCACCTCTTCCCCTCAAAGCAGCAGGAGATGGCGCAGAAGCTGGACATGGAGCGAAAGGATGGATGAAGATGGAACGAGTACTCGACCAGCAAGGCCGCTGGCGGAACAAGGTGGTAGCCTTCCGAATGTCCCCGGAAGAGGACGAGGTTCTGGAAGCCAAAGTAAAGCTCTCCGGGCTGACCAAACAGGAGTATATCATCCGCCGCTTGACCGACCGGGAGATCACCGTGGTAGGCAACCCAAGGGTCTACAAAGCCTTGCGAGACCAGATGAAGCTAATCTATCAGGAATTGCAGCGGCTGGCCGTGGATGAAGAAGTTCCGCCGGACTTGCTGGAGACCCTGCAAATGGTGGCTCTGACGTTGAACGGACTTAAGGAGGAATGCGAATGACGGACAATAGAAAAACGACCGTACCGGGTGCATCTGTTGGCGCAGATGCGGTACAGTCGTCCTCAAAAATCAACACCAATATTATAACAAATTCGGACAAGCAAATCAATCTGCAAGCCGCGAAAAAGTCAAACAATTTCGGGCTGAACACGGTATCAATGACCGAACTGTACGACACGGTGTATCCACCTCGGAAACCCATCGTGAACGACCTGCTGTACAGCGGCACCTACCTCTTTGTAGGCGCGCCCAAGGTGGGTAAGTCCTTCTTCATGGGGCAGCTTGCCTACCATGTGGCGATGGGGCTTCCGCTGTGGGAGTACGAGGTGCATCAGGGCACCGTCCTCTATCTGGCGTTGGAGGATGATTACGCCCGGCTGCAGCGGCGGCTCTCCCGGATGTTCGGGGTAGAGGAGACCAGCAATCTCTACTTCGCAACACAAGCCAAGTCCGTGAGCGAGGGACTTGACCAGCAATTGGAAGGCTTCATCCGGGAGCACCCGGATGTGCGGCTCATCATCATCGACACCCTGCAGAAGGTGCGGGAGATCGGCGGTGGCCGATACAGCTACGCCAGCGACTACGAGATCGTGACCAAACTGAAAACTTTCAGCGACAGGTACGGCATCTGCCTGCTGGTGGTTCATCACACCCGGAAGATGGAAGCCGAGGACAGCTTTGATATGATCTCTGGCACCAACGGCCTGCTGGGTGCAGCGGATGGAGCGTTCATCATGCAGAAGAAGCGGCGTACAGATAATACCGCTCTGCTGGACATCGTGGGGCGTGACCAACCGGACCAAGAGTTGACGTTGGAGTTCAACCGGGAACGCTGCGTCTGGGAGTTTCAGGGAGCCGAAACGGAACTCTGGAAGCTGCCGCCCGACCCGCTTCTGGAAGCGGTGGCAAAGGTGCTCACCCCGGAACAGCCGGAGTGGAGTGGTACGCCCACGGAGCTGCTGGAACGTCTGTCTGGTGTAAGCATACAGGCAAACATCCTGACCCGGAAGCTGAACGTGAGTGCCGACAGGCTCTACAACGACTATTGGATTCGGTGCGAAAGCAGGCGCACCCATGAGGGCAGGGTGGTCAAATTGACGCTGGAAAATTCTGGGGCGTGACGATTCGTGACGGTTGTGACGGTATTTTTGCTACTATGTAAAATACCGTCACAATCGACACAACCGACACGGGATGGTGATAACGATGAAAAATGTGCAGATTTCGCAGGAACTTTTCGTCGCCTTGCTGCATTATCATTTGAGCGGCGAAAATGAGTACGAAGAGATTATTGAACAGGGCTTGGAGCAAAAACTGGATGCGATGCTGCGGCATGAGCTGTATGCCCAGTACAAGACAGCACCCACCGAGGAACAGCGGGAGCAGGCTCGGCAGGAGTATCTGGACAGACGAGGCGTGCCAGAAAGCTTCCGCTGGTGAGTTCCTCTATTGGCAGAGGACAGGAGCGTGTCACGCTCCTGTGAATGCAATCACGCAGGAAGGTGGTGTTGGACAGAGCAGCGGTGAGGTGTAGCGAAACCCCGTCCGCAGACGAAAGCCTCCGGCAGGGCGCAAAGGCATCTTTTGATGGACGGAACGTCTGTCAAAAGTGCTTTTGCGTTACTTTCGACGAAAGTAACAAAGCCTTTGCCGTGTCCGGCACCAGTTACTTCCACAGAGAAAGGACGTGCGATTGAAAAGAACCATTTCCGCAATGCGGGGTCCCGGCTCCCTCAACCATAACCGGAGAAGTTTCACCGCTGAAAACGTTGACCCGAAGCGCAGCAGCCTGAATGTCGTGTACCGGGATGAGCCGATTCAGAAGGTGTACCACGAACTGTTTGACGAGGCAGTGAAGCGTTACAATGCCAAGCAGAAGCGCAAGGACCGCTGTATCACCGACTACTATGAGCACCTGTGGACAGGCAAGCAGGAAAAGCTTTTCCATGAGCTGATCGTCCAGATCGGCAACAAAGATGATATGGGTGTCCTGACCGAGAATGGCGCACTGGCAAAGGAACTGCTGGACGAGTATATGCAGGGCTTCCAAGAGCGGAACCCGACACTGCGGGTGTTCGGGGCTTTCCTCCACATGGACGAAGCTACGCCCCATCTACACATCGACTTCGTGCCGTATGTGTCCGGCTGGAAGGGCAAAGGACTGGACACCAAGGTGTCCCTGAAGCAGGCGCTGAAAGCCTTGGGCTTTGCAGGCGGTTCTAAACGGGAATCCGAGCTGAACCAGTGGATCAACGCCGAGAAAGAGCAGCTTGCCGCCGTGATGGAGCGGCACGGCATCGAATGGGAACAGAAAGGCACCCACGAAGAGCACCTGTCTGTGCTGGACTTCAAAAAGCAGGAGCGCAGTAAAGAGGTAGCGGCTCTGGAAGCTGCCAAGCAGGAGTACCAGACCGACCTGACCGAGATGCAGGAACAGCTGGAAACAGCGCAGACAGCCGTAGAAGCCGCTGAACAGCGGGTACAGAAAGCAGAGCTGACCTACCAGAAGCAGAGCCAGAAGCTAAACAAGCTGGCTCCCATCATGGAAGGTTTGGAAAACCTGTCAGCGCAATACTCCCAGCGACCAGAAGAATGGGTGCCAGAAGCAGCCACATTTGAGACCGCCAAGAGCTATCGGGAGAAGAAGGCCATGCCGCTGATCCAGAAGTTGGTGAAGGTACTCTTTG